TCGAAACACCTGAAATCAAACCTATCTACACAAAGGAAAGCGTTGTTGTAGTTCACGACGACGCCGGCCTTCCTTCCATCATGGTAAAAGTGGAAAACACAGCACCTTCGAAGGAATTAGCCGATCCGATGTTCATTGTACGCGGCCAGGAATACCGCGAAATTTATCTTTCCCAGTTCTTAAATAACACCTTCGAAGATCGCGCGTATAGCTTGCCATTTGTCGATCCTAGAGCGTTTATAAGCATGGACGAAGCAATCGCCGCTTGTCGCGCAAAAGGCCCGAAATGGCACCTTCTGACCGTTCCTGAATGGAATTACATAATCAGAAACACACACGCCGGAATTCACGGAAACACCGATTTCGGAAATTATCACGGCGACCAGAGCGAACACGGAATCCGAAGCGATTACGGCCGCACAATGACCGGCACCGGCCCGGCGTCCTGGTTCCATAACGGCGACAAGAAAACGGGAATCGCTGACGTGATGGGTAATGTCTGGAAGATTATCGCCGGCCTTCGTTTAAGACGCGGCGTTCTTGAATACATGGAGAACAACGACGCGGCCGCACCTGACGCGGATCTTTCTTTCGAAAGCCAGGAATTTAAACCGGTTCTTGTGAATGGCCTTCCGGTAAAGATTGGCCCGAATGATGAAGGCGTTATGTGCATTACAACCGGCGAAGTGGGCGGATATGACGCAGTAGAGCGAAACGAAGTAAAGATTGAATTGTCAGAAGTGCCGCAGATCTTAAAGGATCTTGGAATTATCACCGACAACATGGAAACAAGCGAAGAATGGTTCGCCGCTGACGCAGAACTGGACGAAGCTGTTTTATTCGGTGGGGGCAGTTACAACAACACTTCGGGCGCTGGGCCTTCCGCGTTGTACTTGGGCAGCGCCCGTTCCGGCGTGAGCACGTACCTCGGCTTCTTTTCCGCTTGTTTGGGTGATCTGTATATCCGATAACTGGAATCTGTTTTCCGCGCGGTAGCGCGGCTATTAGGCCCCTTCGGGGGCCGGAAAGGTGGAACTATGAGAAGAAAACCGACAAACCGAACTTCGTATCGTGAAGTTTGCGAATTATACCAGAAGCGCGGCCTGGAAGATTACCGATTGAGAAACGCCGAAGACGTTCTTTTCGTCCACGGGTTCGACATTAGAGAAACGACCGGCTACGAAGATTTAACAGAAGAACAGAAGGCTTTATTTGAAGCCTACGTTGTAACACACATGAACGGCGTCGGCATGAATACAAAAATTACGATGTGGCCGAAATCGGTTCATTACGTGAAAGAATACACCTATTGTTCGGCGCCTGAATGGGACGAAGAAGAACAGAAAAATATTCGCTGGCAGATCGGCCGCGAATGGATCATTTTGAAGGCCGACGGCCGGACAAAGAAATTCAAGAAATACATGGACGAAGGAAAGACCGAAGCTGACATTGACAGCGTTTCCACAACCGAAAAGGAATATCTTCGCGTTGACTGGAAGTATAACGGCGGTTCTGAATGGTTCCACGTAATCAAAGCAGACAAATATTATTAAGGCGGTGATTCAATGAAGAAGGTAAATGATAACGGAAATAAGAACCAGGTTGAAAACCTGAAAAGCATTTTGAAAGGCTTCGGAATTACTACGTCCGAAGAACTGGACGACGCCCTTTCTGACGCCTTAGAAAGTATGACATTAGGAATTATGACGGAAGCCATCGCGGCGCCGGCAAATTCAGCATAAAGGAAAAGCGCAACGCCAAAGATTGGAACCCTGGAAACGTTGCGCTTACCGGTCGCACCGTCGAAGGCACAACCTTTATTCATTGTAAAGGAAAAAGCGCGAAATGTCAAGTTTTATGGAACGACACAGATTTTACGCCGACGGAATTACATGCGTTACGGATCCATTCTGGAAGTTGACTTGTAAAAAGTGCGGCGAATTATTTATGTCGTGTATTTGTATTGCTAAATGTCCGCGGTGCGGATCGGTCGAAAATTCCGGTATGCTGGGCGACAAGACCAAAGAAGAAGTAATCGCCGAACGTGGCGAACCGAAAAATCCTGGCTTTTTAGATGGTTAAAAATCAGAGTTTGTCAGAGAAAATCAGAGTTCGTCAGAGTTCGTCAGAGTTTATCAGAGTAAATCAGAGTTTATCAGAGATAGAAAGGCGGTGGAACTTTGAACAGACTTGGTTTTCTGGTGTTATCCATCTTGAAAACAAACGGGGCCACAGACAAACTTTCTTCCATGTCTGTTCGTGAGATAACAGAAACGGAAGATTACGGCTACAAAGAAAACACTATTTTCAAAAAAATTAAGGATTTCGAACAATCGGGCTACATCGGCCGCGGCTTGAAAGAAGGACGCGCCGACACGTTTTACATAACGTCCGAAGGGTGCGAATTCCTGGAAAGGGAAAGACAATGAAAAACAGCAAAACAAAAGCATTGATTACAATTTTAACGTTTATTTTCTTCGTCCTGGTTATGGCTTACGGTTTATTTGTTATCCGTACCCAGGAAGCACAAATCGAGAAATTGCAGACCGCGAATCCGTATTCCGGCCATGTATTTTCGACAATCCAGGTTTACAACGAAGAAACGGGCGCCTGGGAAACATACCAGGGAACACTTGATTTCGATTGCGGCCTACACGGCGAATGGTTGTATGAGGTGAACGGGCTTGAAGCTGTCCTTACCGGTGCGCGACACATTGGAAGCATAACGCCGGAAGGCGAAGAAGAATATATTCTTCCGACAAGCGAAGAAGGAAAGATTCAGATTTGCACCGACACCGGCGAAATATACACCTTTTACGGAATCATTGTGACACCACTTCCGGGCGATGATTGCTTGTATTATATGCCAACAGCCGAACTTGTGGAGTTCGATACTTATTAACAAAAAGGAGAATTTGACAATGAAGAATAAAATCGCATTTGTAGCGGTCGGCCAGGCCGGCGGCAATATCGGACAACTTTTTGAACAGAAGGGCTTTTCCGTCCTTTACATTAACACTTCCCAGGAAGATCTTAACACTTTAGAAAAAGCAAAATTCAAATACCATATCCCAAACGGGGAAGGTTGCAACAAAGACCGCCGCAAGGCGAAACAGCTTATTATTGACGATTACGACCAGATCGCCGGCGAAATCGAAACAAAAATCAAAGCGGAACTTATTTTTGTAATTTTTGCCAGTGGTGGCGGAACTGGATCCGGCGCTGGCCCTATGCTTGCAGATCTGATGATTGATGATGGTCGCACCGTTGGCGCCATGACGATTGTTCCGAACCCAGACGAAAGCGTAAAAGCCCACATGAATTCTTACGAATGTTTTTCGGAATTGACACAGATTTCGGGCCTGGCTTCGTGTTTTATTATCGACAATCAGAAGGGCGAAAAGCTGGAATTGAATTCTAAATTTGTTGAAGACTTTTGTTCGTTCCTGGAAATACCGGCAAAACATAAAAGCGTAAAAGGAAATATCGACAAGGCCGAAATAGTGGAAACATTGAAGGCACATGGAATGGCCGTTGTGGTTCGCCAGAAGGCCCAGGAAAGCGCCGAAATCATTCAGGCCTTACAACAGAACCCTTTCGCGCCTATTGAGCCGGATCGCGCCGTTAAATACATAGCCGCTTCATTATCTGGCAACGTGAAGATGGCAGATCTTGAAAAGGCGCTTGGTGTTCCGATTGACAACTTCCAGACATTCAACGAAGCAGAAACAATATGTTGTGTTTCCGGGTTGAATTATCCACAATCACGTCTGGATATTGTGTATAACAAGGTTTCTGAAAACAAAGAAGTGATTAAAAAGAATCTTGCGGCAACCAGGGAAACGGAGTTGAAAAAGGACGTAAATTTCCTGGACGAATTGGAACCGGCAAAGAAGCCGGAAGCAACCGCGAAGCCGCAATCGAGAAGAAATATTATGAGCAAATATTTATAGACGGGCGGTGTTTTTATGGCAGAAATAAGCTGGATCAGACTTCGAATTGATATGTTCGATGATGAAAAAATAAAAATAATTCAGTCAATGCCGGAAGGCGACGCGATTCTTGTTATCTGGATCCGCCTTCTGGCACTGGCTGGAAAATGCAATTCGAAAGGGCTTGTTCTGGTGGAAGACGAATTCCCGTACAGTGACGAAATGTTGTCTATTATTTTCAACAAGCCGCTTACGATTGTTCGAATGGCATTGAATACTTTTGAAAAGTTCAAAATGATAGAACAAACCACAAAAGGGATTTATATTTCGAATTTTGAGAAGCACCAGAACAGCGATGGAATGGCCGCAATTCGTGAACAAAATCGAATTCGAAAGCAACGCGAACGCGAAAGAAAAAAGGCTTTATTGCTTGAAGAAAAGCAGAATTCCGGCGCTTTACCATGCTTCGACGAAGAAACGGAAGAAGGTTGTCACGTGACACGTCACGCGACAGAGTGTGACAAATCACGTGAAGTCACGCAACAGAGAGAGAATAAGAATAAGAATATAGATATATATAATATATCTTCTAACGAAGATATAGTCGAAATTAGCGATTTCGACACTGGCGATCCGCCAAAGGCGGAAGAAAAGCCATCTTCGGAACAACGTCTTTCTTACGACGTGATTATGAATGATTATCACAGCACTTGTCGCGACTTGCCTTCGATACGCGCCATGTCAGACGCCAGGAAGAAGAAAATCCGAACCCTAGTCAATGAGTTAGGGCGAATGAAAGTTTTTCCAGGGCTTACGCCTTATGAAATATTACATAAAATTTTCGAAGCGGCCCAGGCCAGCGATTTTCTTTCTGGAAGAAGCGGAAAATGGAACGGCTGTTCCTTTGACTGGCTGATTAACAAAACAAACGCCTTGAAGATTCTTGAAGGCAATTACACGAACAAAGGGGGTGCGCCAGGTGGAAGAAGCAATTCAGGACACGATGAATCGAATGTTCCCGGATCTGATGGAACGACGAATGAAGCACTTGAAAGATTCCGAAGAAACAGCGCCGGCGTATAAATGCCCGAAATGCCGCGATACCGGCTGGGAAATGGTGAAGGGGGAAAACGGCTATGATTACTGTCGTGAATGTTCTTGCGGACATGTTCAACGACAGAGAATCGCCGGAAAATTAAAATTTGCAACGATACCGGCAGAGTTCAAAGATCACACGGTCGATAATTTTCAAACGGATTGTTACAGCACACCGCAAAATTGCGAACTGGCGCAGATGGCCCAGGTAATCGCTAGAAGGTACGTGGAACAGTTCGACGAAATCAAAGAAACCGGAAAAGGCTTATATTTTTATTCAAGCGTAAAAGGATCCGGGAAGACACGCCTTGCGGTGTCGATAGCAAATGATTTGATACAAAAGAAATTCGTTTCCGCAAAATTCGCCACAACGATTCAAATTCTGGATCAGATAAAGGCAACCTGGGGCGGCGAACGAAAAAACGAAGAAACCGAACAAAAGTTGATTCAGGACATTGTTTCGGTCGAAGTCCTGGTAATTGATGATATAGGCGTTGAAGCCGTCAAAGATTGGGTGAACGAAAGATTTTATAATATTCTAAATGGCCGCATGATAGAAAAGCGCGTCACGATATTTACAAGTAATTGCAGAATCGAAGAACTGAATTTCGACGACAGAATTACAAACCGAATCGTCAAAATGGCGCTTCCGATACAGTTCCCGAACGAATCTATTCGAACGGCCATCGCCAGGAAGGAGAACAGCGACCTTCTGGATCGCTTGTTAGGAATATGATTTTTGCAGTTGATTTTGACGGGCGCCTTGCTTCCGGCGGAAAGTGGCCGGAAGTAGGAGAACCGAACGAAACACTTATAAACTGGCTGATTGTTGCAAGAAACCAGGGCCACAAAGTTATTTTGTGGACGTGCCGCGTCGGCGAAACCTTACAAAAGGCGGTTGATATGTGCCGCGAAAACGGACTTGAATTTGACGCCGTGAACGACAATCTTCCAGAAGTAATTGAATTATACGGCGTCAACAGCCGGAAAATAACAGCGGATTTTTACATCGACGACAAAGCGATCGCTGTAAAATTCCCGGAAAGGACAAACAATGAATGAAAAAGAAAATCAAATCATAGACAAAATCGAAAAGCTGATTGCGCTTTCCGGTTCTGACAATGAGAACGAAGCAAAAGCCGCGATGTTAAAGGCGCAAGAACTGATAGCAAAATACCAGATAGAACAAGACAGAATAAATCCGAATAAGCAAGCGGAACGTTCCGTCGTTGGCTTTACATCACCGGCCTTCCGTGACGACTGGGTTCAAGACGTCGGCGGCCTGATTGCACAAAATTTCAGGTGTCGCCCGATTATTATTTCGACCAGGGGAAGCGGCGGTTCGTTCCGTCTTCGCTTTTATGGCTACGAAGAAGACGCCGAAATCAGTATCAATGTTTTTAATTATGCGATTAAGGTTATCAGAAAGCGAATGGCGGTTCTTCGCGCAATATACAACGACGCCGGCCGCGACTTCGGAAGAAATGAAAAGCGAACCTACGTTGAAGGATTTTGCGCCGGGCTTCACAAAAATTTCGAAGAACAGAAACAACAAAGCGAATCCTTCGCCCTGGCGCTTCTGGTTCCGGCCCAGGTGAACGATTTTGTTGATAATATCCCAGGACTGGGCGAAGCCAGGGAAAGAGCCTTCGAACGAAAGCGCGAAAACGAAGTTCTTCGCCAGGCTGGATATATTGACGGAAAGGCGTTCCAGAACGCCGGCGACAAGGAAAGGCTGGCCTATGGATCTTGAAACATTCGCCGCCGGTAAATTATTAAAACTGATCCGAAGCGGTATTCGCGAAATACTGGAAAATATTTCGAACGATGAAACGCCGGCGACCGCGAAAAGGACACTGACAATAAAAATAACATTCAAGCCGGAAAAAGACAGAAAGAACTTGAAAGTTCAAATCGAATCAAAAATAAATAAGGCGCCCGTTCGGACGGTTCAAACAAATATGTTCGTCGGCCAAGACACGGCCGGAAACCCGGTATTTTATCCGACACACGAACAGATCCCCGGACAATTAAGCGTTGAAAATGTGGAAGGTGGTTAAGTGAATTTTGAAAACTGTAAGGAAAAATATTTCGTCATTGTGGAAGGCGAGGAAAGAGCGATTATCAGGGACACGGCAGACGCGGCAGAGAAGAAAAGAAAGAAGCTGGCGAAATTTAGCAAGGGTAAGAAGATTTTTGTTTTCAAAGCTACGGCCAGAAACTAAGACACCGGAAGAAAAGATTCTGGAAGCCCTGGGGAATATCGAATTTAATTTTGGCGGAGAAAACCACACCGTCAAAGAAGCGGAATTATTATTCACGTATGAAATCGGCCTGGACTTGTGCCACGTGTACGTGATAGCACTTTCGGAACACTTCGGGGCGATTGTGTTTCACTTGCCGAAAGAGTTGTCGGACGCAATCGTTGAACGTGCGATTGAGTTAAACGAAGAATTTTCGGACTACCTGGGCCGAATCATCGAAGAAGAATCAAATCTTCGACGCGCACTGTCTAAAGTGTCAAGTTATGGCATAGACGCGGACGCCGCCGGCGAAGCACTGATTCAGTTATCGAAGGCCATGTCCGAAGTGACAGAACCGGAGAAAGAGCGTGTTCGTTCGAATAACTGGCTGAAATTACATGGTTTACCTATGAGGAGAAAAGGAAAGGGGCGAAAGAAACATGAATAAATGGCTGGGAAGAGGAAAAGTTTCGCAAGATCCAACAATCAAATACAACGAAGACAAGGTTTCCTTTGTGGCGTTTACGATGATGTGTAAAAGAAACCGAAAAATCAGAGAAGGCGACCAGGCCGTCGATTTTATCGACTGTATTTGTTTCGGTAATACCGCCGAACTTGCAAAGAATTATCTTCGTAAGGGAAAGAAAGTCGAAGTTATCGGCCCGATACAGTCGGGAAGTTATATCGACAAAGACGGAAAGAAAGTATATACAAAGACGGTTTTTGTTGAAAGCCTGGAATTTGCAGAAACAAAAGCAGAAGAAGACGCACGACGCCAGGCAGAAGGCCAGGGCGAACTTCCGCCGCCTTCACCTGATGGCTTCATGCAGATTCCCGACGGAATAGACGACGAACTTCCGTTCAATTAAGGCGGTGTTGCTTATGGGAAATAATGATTTAAGATACAACGGCGAAGGTTATCGCGACGTAACGGCAGAAAAAGCGATCAAGAAAGCGGATCACACGCCTTACGAAGTAACGGAAATGGTTGATATTTTGAAAAAGATCGCCGGCGCGTATGGTTACGAAATCGAAGGAAGGATCGCCTTCAAGAATAAAAAGACGGGCATTGTTTACAGATAGCCCAGGAAGGAAGAAAAATGAAAACAGTTTTAATCAGCATAAAAGGCCGATGGTGGAAGAAGATTCTTTCTGGTGAAAAAGGAATTGAAATTCGCAAGACCGCCCCGAAAGATATTGAATACCCGTTCAAAGTTGTTTGTTATCAATCCGGGAAAGGAATTGTCGGCCATTTCATTTGTGGGTGTATCACGAAAACGAATTTTTATAGTTATCTGGCAGAAAGAAGCTGTCTGACCGAAGAAGAACTTTCGAAGTATGCCAACGGTAACACCGGTCGCCGCGATGGTAATTTGTGCGGCTGGGTAGTAAATGAAAATAGCGTCGTTGAATATGACACTGTTTTCGAAATCAGCGCCGCCGGACTTACCAGGCCGCCGCAAAGCTGGTGTTATATTCCGCACTTTACCGCTAACGAAGTAGCGTGGAGTTTTGACGGCGAAAGATACAGTTACACGCATAACAACACGGCGGAAGCATTGGCCGAAGCCCTGGCGGACATTCGCACATATGAAAAAGGCAAGCGCCCGGAAAAAGTCTACATCGGACAATGTGAATTTTACAAACCTTCATTGACGGCGACAAGTTACGATGTGATCGAAGCCGTACAGTGCGCGGCATACGATGAAGGCGGCGAATATGCGGAAGATTACCTGGAAGACGTCACAAAAGAGGATCGCGAAGAATTGGAAGCGGCCCTTGACGCGGTGTTCCAGGAGTGGATCACAAAACATAATTATCACCCGAATTTTTACACGGTGCCGTCGTATGAAGTTTATCGTTATGACGAAGACGCGGACGAACTTGTCCGGGAAGATATTTATTACAGCAGAAAAGCAAAGGCGGAATTCGCCGGAAAGTAGAGGTAAAACAGAATGAACCAGGAAGAAAGAATCAGACGTTTTATGCAACTTATGAACCAGGCCAGTCAGGAAACGGGGATCACTTACGCGGTACAGCATGGCGAAAACATGGTTGTTTTTGACCTTCACACCCAGGAACCCGTCGAACTGGAAATCCAGGTCGGAACCGAAGTGAAGAAGGAAGGTGGGCGAACAACGGTGACAACCTTCGACAAAACAAATGTAGAACAATAAAACAGAAAAGGAAAAAGATCGAATGAATACACAAGTTATGTTTTCAAGCGCGACGGACGCCTGGGCCACTCCATCGGCGTTCTTCCAGGAACTAAACAAAGAATTTCATTTCGACCTTGATCCATGCGCGGACGAATACAATCATAAATGCGATTTGTATTTCACGAAGGCAGAAAACGGCCTTTTGCAATCGTGGGGGGGGGCATAACGTTTTGTTAAATCCCCCTT